GCCCGCGTAGGGCACGTCCTTGCCGCCGGCCTCGACGGTCCCGATGATCCGCTTCCCGGTGTAGCGCATCTCGCCCACGCGCAGGGAGCGCACGAGGTTGCCCTGCCGGATGCCGAGGGGGCCGGGCGGCGGCTCCGGCGGATCGAAGGTCCGCATCGGGTGGCGGTTGTCCTTCCGCACCATGTACTTCGTCTTCGCCAGCTTGATGATGAGCGGGAGGCCCTTCCGCATCCCGCGAAGGACTGCCACGGGGAGGGCCTCCTTGAACGCCTTCATGGCCTGCGCGGCTTGCCGGGCGGTCGCCACGGCCTACCTCCGGGCGGTCGTCGTCAGGGTCTTGTACGGGCGCAGCCGGGCCTTCATGTCCTCGGTCATGGCCTTGGGGTCGTACTTCGTGGCGGTGGCGAGGCCCTGCGCGATCTCGGACGTGACGCCCTGCGACTTGCGCTCACGGGTCCGGTAGCGCCGGGCGAGCATCTCCTCGGCCACGGACTTGATAGGTCCGGGGACCACGCTCGTCTCGGTGTACCCGCCGACGTAGACGACGGTGGCCGAGTCGCTGCCCGGCTTGAAGAACTTCCCGCCCCGCGCCCATTGCTCCTCGGGCCAGTTGGTGAAGGGGGTCGGGAGAGGCTTCAGGAGGCCGGAGCCGACCACGGGGGCCACGGGGGCGTTCGTCAGGGAGAGGAGGCCCTCCTTGGCCGAGAGCCGCCAGTCGGCCGGCGCGAGGGTCGAGCCGTCGGCGAGGGTCACGGAGGTGATCGAGGCCACCGGGCGGGTGCGGAGGTAGATGTACCCCTGCGCGTTGGCGAGGTCGTGGGCCTCCGTGATGGGGTCCGCCCCGGTCACGGGCCTGTACCCGAGTTCCTCCTCGATGGCCTCCGTCACGTCTCGCAGAAGGGAGGTGATCTCGGCGTCGGCCGAGTCCCCCTTGACACGGAGGGCCACCTTCGCCTCGGCGAGGGAGAGGAGGCTATAGACCACCACGGAGCCGTCGCTGCCCCCTGCAAGCGTTCCGCCGGAGGGGGTAAGGGTGAAGGTCGCCTCGGTCGTGCTGAAGGGCAGGGCGTTCCCCGTAGCGCCCGGAAGCGCCGCCGTGAAGTAGGCCACGCGGGCCACGGCGTCGTGCCGGGCCTCCACGTCCGCTCCGGCCGCTTGGATCGCGTCTACGAGGTTTTGGATCGTGGCCTGCGGGTTGCCGGCGACGATCTCGACCTCGGTGGCGACGAGGGGGTCGGGGGCGTCGAGGAGGGTGTAGGTCGTCCCGCCGATCACCACCTCGGCCGCGTCCGTGGCGTCGAGGGCGGTGTACTCCAGCGTGCCGGAGGCGTAGGTGGGGTCCATCTAGGCGTCCTTTCCTCGACGGAGCAACTTGCGGAGCGCCCTCCGCGAGAGGGAGGGGGCCGGCTTCGTCACCCGGTCCTCCACCGCCTCCGGCTCATCGTCCGGGGGAGGTGGAGGAACGGCGACGGGGGACGGCGAGTCAGTCGCCACCCCCCGTCGCACGAGGGCACGCACGAACGCTTCCGGCAGGCTCACCACGTCACCCGCGACGAACTTGCGGGTGCCGACGGTGCCGGCCGTGACGAACGTGCAGGCCCTCACGGTTACGCCCGGCGAGCGATCTCGCCCGCGTACTCGACGAAGGCGAACGTGTCGATGCCCGCGCCGGGGTCCACGCACGTCACGACCGCCTTCGCGGCCATGTACTTCTTCGAGAACAGGCGAGCCGGCACCTTGTACTCGTAGACGGCCGAGATGGCCGCGCCACCGCCGCCGGTCGCGGCGAGGAGGTCGCGGTCGCCGAACTGCGCCTCGTCGGGGACCACCTCGGTCCACGTCCCGTCGCCGACCGTGCCGTCCGCCGTGTCCTTCGTCCAGAGGGAGATGGCGATGGCCTTGGAACCGACGACCGGGTCGTGCAGGCCGACGCGGACCACGAACGTCTCGTAGTCGTTGGCGACGAGCGACTTGGCGGCGGCGGGCGTCACCGAAGCGTCGGTGGCGTTGTCCGCCGGGTGCGCGACCCCCGCGAGGGTCGTGTCCGTCTTGGTGAAGGGCAGCATGATTTCTGGTCCTTTCCTTTCAGAGGTTCAGCTTACCACCGGGGCGGTTCGCTTAGACCCCCCATTGGACTTGGTCGAGCCGGTAGAACGACTCGACGCGCCGGACGCAGAAGTCGTGCCGGGCGATGCCCCTGATGACCGTTTGGTCGAAGGCGAACGCCGACACGAGGGAGCCGTTCACGAGGTAGCTGGCCTCCTGCGACACGTCGAGGGTGAGTTCGCTGGACTCGCCGATGATCGCGTCGTTGAAGTCGCCGAAGTAGATGCTCTGGTAGTAGGTCGCAGCCGCGCCCGTCTCGACTTGGTTGGTGGAGACGTAGGGGTAGCCGAGGAGCGTGCCGCGCTTCATCTCGTCGAGGAAGTAGAAGTTCCCGACCGAGTCGCGCACGGACATCAGGAAGAACTTCGTGCGGGGGGCGATGATCCACCCCGGCTTCACGAAGGGGATGTTCTGCTCCTCCAGCTTGCGCGGCCCCTTGAAGAGGTCCGCGGTCACGAGGGTGAGGTCGGAGCCGTCGGCCGAGGCCGCGTTGTCGTACTGGGTGATCCAGTTGTGGAGGCCCTTGGGGGCGTTGCCGCTGCCGGTCCCGCGAAGGAACTGGAGATCCTCGGTCTGCGCGAAGCTGTTCGTCAGGTCGTTCTTCACGACCTCGTCGGCCTTGGGCGAGGAGTAGCGGATCAGGTCGTTCGAGATGGCGACCACCGCCGCCAGCTTCTTCCAGTTGAGCGAGATCACGCCGAACGCCGGTTGCTGCGCGTTGACGCCCGCGTTCTCACCGATGTACGAGGCCGAGACGCCGGCCGTCAGCTTGGGGATGCTCAGGTTCCCGTTGGGCATGGGCATCGAGGTCGCGCCCATCTTGCGGATGGCGACGCGATTGTAGAGGAGGTCGATCAGGTCCGTGCTGTACTGCGGCGGCACGACGTACCCGCCCGCGCTGTTCGGCTGCGTGGCGAGGGCCTTGACGACCTCGGGACCGAACGAGTTGCTCTCGGCGTACTCGCGGGCCTTGTTCACGTCGCCCTTGGCGGACGCGAAGGCGCGGACGATGCGGGCGAGCGTGACGCCCTTCTCGGCCTTCTCCTGCTCGGGAGAGCGCATGGACGCCAGACGAGCGGCGAAGGACTTCTCGATCTCGGCGGACTTCGCCTCGTTCTCCTTGCGGAGTTCGGCGAATGCCTCCATGATCGTGCCCTTCGTGACGCCGGAGATGAACTCCTCCAGCTTCGCCTTGGTGTCGATCTGCATGACGGTATGTCCTTTCACTTGCCCGAAACCGTCGGGCGCGGTTCGCTCACTTAGTTGCGCTCTCCTCAGTCGGGGAGCCGTCCGCTGAGTTGCCTGCGGGCGTCCTCGATGTTCCTCTTGGTCGCCCTCTGTACGATACCACGGAGTTCGTCCTCGTCGAGGGACGCGAACTCCTTCACCACGTCCGAGTCGATGCCCTTCATCCACGGCGGCTTCTCCTTCTTGGGAGGACCGCCGGCCGGCGGGGCCTGACCGGGGGCCGCTTGCGGAGGCGCGGCCTGCGGGGGAGCCGCCTGCGGGGGCGCGGCCGGGGGCGCTTGCGGGGGCGCGGCCGGCTTCGCCGGGGGAGCGCCGGGGGCCGCAGCCGCCGGGTTGGGAGCGCCCGCGTAGGTCTGCATGAAGGAGGCCGCGAACTTCTCCAAGGCCGTCTTCAGGGCCGTGGCGATCTGAGTCGGGTCGCCGCCTTGCTTCAGGGGTTGGATCTCGGCGAGGAGGCCCTGCGCGAGTTGGTCGAGCATCCCGCCGAGTTGCGGGTCGGCCTCGGTGGGATCACCACCCGGCACCGCGCCGGCCTTCTTCTCGTCGTTCTTCGCGTTCCCCTTCGCCGGGGGAGCGCCCTCCGTCGAACCCTCGGCCGGAGCCGACGCCGCAGCCGGAGCCTCCTCCTCGTCCTCGATCTCGACGGGTTGGTCGTCGTCCCACGGAGCGGACTTCAGCACGCCCTTCTTCTCGCCGGGCCAATGGATCTTGTCGGCCCCGTCCCACGCATCGAGGAGATGCGCGGCGATCTCGTTGAACGGCTGCGGGCCGACCTTGTGCTGACCCCGCTCGACCAACTTGATCGCGTCGCGGGTCTTCTGGTCGAGGCCCCCTCGGTTGCCCAACTCGTGGGCGAGGGTCCGCAGGCGGCGGTCGTCGGCGCGAGTCACGGGGCCGTTCGCCTTGGGGAACTTGGGGTGAAGCTTGCCCTCTCCGTGGATCGCTTCCCGGCGCGACACGGCCTCGGCGCGGGACTTGGCCCCCGGATCGTCCTCGGCCGCACGAACGCCCGCGTTGTGCCGGGCGATCTCGGCGTTCAGCCACGACGCCTTGCCGCCACGGTCCTCGGCCCGCTGCGCCTCCTCGTCCCCGACGCGACCGCCGCCGCCGCCGCCGTCCGTGTACTGGTTGCCACGGAACGGGTGGCCCTCCACGTCGCCCTTCTCCACGCCGAACAGTTCGTCGGCGAGCGCCTTCACCACCACGTCCATGTCCGCCTCCTTTTGGCGCACTTCGTCGCCTTCGTAGTAGTCCCCGTCGTACCCCTTCAAGCCGGGGAAGGTTCCGCGCCGGCTACCCGTCGCAAGCGACTGGTCCCGAACGTGGCTCTCGCCCCTGTAGCCCTTGGGGGCAGGCCCGGCCTCCGGTCGAACGACCCATTGGCCCCTCTCGACGGTGAGATGGAGGCCCAACTTCCGGGCGATCCCGTGGTTTCCTCGCGTGGGGTTGAACTCGGCGGCAAAGGCGCGGGACGGGTCGAGTCCGCCCTTCACGGCCTCCTCCACGCGATCCGCAGCCGCGAGCATCTGCGGGAGGGCGTAGGGGTTGAATCCTCGTTTGCCGGAGTCCTTCGTGTCCTGAGCCGTGATGGCGCTGCCGAGGGCGTCCCGCTCGTACTTCGTGGGTTTGCCCCCGGCGGGGGTCGGCTTCACCTCTCCGATCTTCGTCCAACCGGGTTCGGGGTGCGTCTCGCTGAAGCGGACGTGAACCGGCCCGGTATTCTCCGGCCCACGGAACAGGTAGGCCGTCGCCCCGTGGATGTTCGCGGCGTGCGCGGCGGACGACTCCGCTTGGTCGTAATCGGGGTCCGCCTTGGGGGCGGGAGGCTTGCGACTGTCGGGACTGGCATCGGCCACCCCTTGATGCATCTCGGGGCCGCTCCCGCCGCCATCGGTCCATTGGTTGCCCCTGAACTCGTGGCCGGGGAGGTCGCCCTTCACGATCTCGACCGCCGCCTCCTTGCGCTTGGCGTTCAGTTCTTCGAGGTGGCGGACGAGAACCTTGTTCATCCGGCGGGCGGCGTCCTCGAACGGCTCCCTCATGTTGAAGGGGTCCGCGCCCGAGGCGGTGCGCCCTCGCAAGATCCAATGGGCGAGAGCGCCAGCGGGAGACTCGCGGGTCGGCTTGACTCGCTCCTCGATCAGCTTCGCTTGACGCTTGAGGGCCTCCGCGTTCTTCGAGGGGGAGAGGGTGTAGGTCGGGGTGGACCGCATGAAGGCGCGAGTTTCCTGCTCCTTCGCATAGGTCGCGGCCTCGTCGGTGTAGTACCCCTCGTCCTTGCCGCCGTGGGAGGTCGCCATCCCGCGCTGCGCCTCCATTGCCTGACGGGCATCCGTGCGGGCGTAGTCGAGGGCGTCGTCAGACATCGCAGCCGCACGGGCCTCGCCCTTGGCGAAGTCGAACGCCTGCGCCCCGGTGGACGAGTAGAGGGTCGGGCGTTCGTCGTCGCCTCCGTCGCCGGAGTCGCCGCCCTCCCATCGGTGTACTGGTTCCCACGGAACGGGTGGCCGGGGGAGTCGCCCTTGGCGATCACCTCCACGAGGCCCTTGACCTCGTCGTCGGAGAGAACCGCCCCCGCGATGGCGTGGCCCTCCGACTCGACATCCTGCCGCTCCGAAGGCATCGCGGGACGGTCACGGTGATGGGCAGGACGGCCTTCAGGGCCTTCTCGATTTGGTATCGAGGCACCCACAGGCCCGTCTCTTGCGCCCGGTCGAGGAACTCCTCGGCCCACTTCACCACGGGCGCGATGTCGTGCCCCGCCGCCTTGGCCTCGACGAGGGCCTCGCGGTTCGAGGGCACAGGGAGGATGCTGAACTCGTACAGTTCCATGACATCGAACTGCACGCCCTTCGACTTCCCGCGAGGCTTGGCCTCGATGGGGTGGAAGCCGACGGAGGTGCCCGAGAGGAACCCGCCCTTCACGAGGCCGCACACGGTGTCCGCGAAGGGGTAGACGCCCTTCTCGGGGAAGACCGTCTCGGCCCGCAGCTTGCCGCCCTTGACGGCAATCGTTTCGCAGCGGGCGATGGGGGGAGCCTTCACGTCGTGCGCCCACAGGACGATGGGGTTCTTCCGGTATGCGTCCAGCTTCCAGCCGGAGGGGTTCACCACGTCGCCGTCGCGGTCCTCGTCGCCGGTCGAGATGATGAATGCTGCCTTGCGCGTGTCCGCGCCGCCTGCCTCCACCTCGACCGACTTGGGGTCGAGGGCCTTCACGACGCTCTCCGGGGTGAGGCCCTTGGAGATTTCTTCGCGCCACTTCTCGGTCACGCGCATCTTCTTCGCTCCTCCCTGCATGGGTTCAAGGGTATCACGTCTCCCCCTCTTCGTCGGACTTCTCACACGCCCTTCTTCTGAGGCTCGACCCCGGCAATGGCCCGCACCTTCCGGGCCTCCGACTTGGGGACGGCCACGAAGACCGTTCGGACGCCACGGTCGCGGAGGTAGGCGAAACGGTGCCGCCCGTTGATGAAGCTGATCTCTCCCCTGCCGTTCAGGGACACCTCGGGCGTCTCGACGGCGGTGTCCGGGTGGGTCCGCAGCCACTCGCCGAACGAGGCGAGACGGTCGCCGATGGCGTTCGATCCCCTCTCGTCGATGTGGAACCCTTCGTCGCCCTTCCACGATTCGTTCAGCTTCGAGGTGGACACCTCGACCATCTCGTAGCCTCGCGCCCTCTCCGGCTTGACCCACTTGATGGCCTCGATCCGGGTCTTCATCGCGGAGTCGTACTCTTCTCTGACCTCGTTGCGCCTGCGCCGGAGCCGGCCCTCGTCGTCCGTCTCGTGGGGGTTCGGCGGCTCCTTGGGTTCGGTCACCCACTTGTCGATGGGCGCTCCGGGGAGGTAGACGGTCCCGCCGTCCGGCACCTCGTAGACTCCCGGCCCGGTTCGCCGGCTTCCCTCGGGCACGCGCACGCCCGGCCCGCCCTCGCCCGTAAGGTGCGCCCCGTCGCCGTCCACGCGCCGGTCGCGCCCCTCCCGCGCAGCGCCGCTGCCGGCCGCGATGCTGCCACCGCCGGCCGTCCACTTCCCGCTCTCGTCGCGGGGTTGGTCCTCGTACCCCTTCCCGGTGTACTGGTTCGTGACGTAGACCGGCTCCTGATCCTCGGAGCGGATAAGATCCTCGGGGTCCATCTCGAAGTCCGCGAGGTAGTCCTTGAGGTCGGCCGGGGAGAGTTCGAGTTCGCCCTCGGGCACGGTGAAGCAACGGCAGTTGATGACCTCGGCCGGCTCGTGACACTCGGGGTCGCACGGGTAGCGCAGGGTGTATCCGGCGTCGGGGATGAGTTGCGCCCAATCGAACCCGACCGGCTTCTTCCCGGCGTCACCGTAGATGACATGGGTCGGCCGGACACGCTCGTCGCGGGCGTTGACCCACGACTGCAACTCGACGAGTTCGAGCATCAGGTAGTCGCGGACGCTGTTCACCGCCCCGTTCGTCTCGGTGAGGGCGATGGCGTCCGTGCGCCGGCCGAGGATGTCGTCCCACTCCTCGTCGATCAGGTCGCCGACCTCGTCCTTGTCCAGCTTGTCCGTCACGGCCTCGGCGAGGATGTCCGCGAGGGCCTCGTAGGTGGTGGTGATCGTCTCGCGCAGGCGGTCCTCGAACTGCTCCTCCAGCGAGATGACGACCCCCACGCTGCGCTTCTTCGCTGCCTTGAGCCGCCCGACCTTCCCCCGGATCGAGAGGGTGTTCGTGATGAAGTCGCGCCCGCCCGCGAGGATCGCCGCCCGGTAGGCCGGGCGCATGGCGACCACGGCCTTGTCGGACCACGCCTTCAGGTTGAACGGCTTCGCCCCCGAGGTGCGGATCGACTCGCGGAGGTCGGCCATGACCGCCCGATAGTCGCGGGCGAAGCGGGCCTCCAGCGGGGAGATCAGCTTCCGATGCTTCCGTTCGAGGGCGGTGCGGACGCGATCCTTCGCCATGCCCCCATTCTACCGGGGTTTCGTCTGCTCCTCGTGCAGGACGGCCCCGATGACGGCGTAGACGGCGAGGTCCATGAAGGCGTCGTCGGCGGACTCGTTCGAGAGGCACCCGGCGGCGGCGTACTTCTGGAGGCGGCGCATCTTGTCGTTCGCCCGGATCATGCACCCCACCCACGAGGGGACACCGAAGTCCTCCGAGGCCCGGACGTTGGCGAAGGGGTCGTTCGTCCTGCCGTAGTCGGCTTGCTTCCGGGCGTGGAGTTGGGCCATCTCGACGAGGCGCTCGTAGAAGCGGATGCTCGACGGGTGCGCGTTCTCGGGGACTTCGATCTCAAGCTTCAAGTGCGCCCTCCTGTGAGGCTATACGTCGTCCTTGTGGGAAAGTTCCGCCGCCGTCTTCGCGGCCTCGTCCTTCAGTTCGTCCACGAGGTAGTCGCGCAGCCATTGGAAGAAGTCGAGGGAGGCGTGGACCGCCTCGTGCGCGAAGACCTCGTGCTGCCTCCACAGGGGTGCGGCTCCGTTGAGGCGGATCGTCATGGGGTCCACGGAGTGGTCGATCCCGCACCACTCGCCGTCGGCCCCCCGCAGGCGCGGGTAGATCACCACCCGGACCTTGAACCCGTACCCGAAGTCGATCTCTCCGGGGATCGGAGCGTCGTGTTTCGGG